AGGTGAGATGGAATATGAGAATGATCTATCAGAAGCAAAGTTCGATGTATATGCAGACGTTGGCCCAGCATCATCTTCTAAACGTGAAGCAACCGTCAAAGCCCTAATGGGAATGATGGCAGTAACTACAGATGCAGATACTAAAGTAGTTCTTGAGGCAATGACAATGTTGAACATGGAGGGTGAAGGCGTTGACGATGTACGTGATTACTTCCGAAATAAACTATTGAGAATGGGCGTTGCTAAGCCTACAGAAGAAGAGCAGAAACAACTACAGGAGATGATGTATAATCGGCAACCTACCCCACAAGATAAATACTTTGAAGCGGCGTCTAAGAACGAAGAAGCAAAAGCTATCGAAGCAACATCAAACACAGAGAAGAACCTGGCTATGTCAGAGAAGTATAAAGCTGAAGCAGCCAAGACTCTATCTGAGCTTGATATAGATCAGCGCAAAGCTGTTATGGAGTTCATGGAGAAATTCCAAGAAATGAATTATCAATCACAAAATGTGCAACCTGCTGCACAATCAACAGAAATAATGCCTCAACAATAAGCAAGATTTGAAAAGGTTATAGAAAAAATGATAACCTTTTAGTATCCCAAATATGGAGTTGAAATGCAGGATAATAATTCTGATGAAATGGTAGTAGACAATGTTGATGCTGATGTATCCAAACCAGAGCCTGAAGAAATCGAAGAGCAGGAAGAAGTAGAACCAGAAGAAGAAGCCGACGAGATCGAAGAGACTGACGAGTCTGAAGATGTGGAATCGGCAAAATCAGATGATGAAGCTGAACAGCCTGAAGAGTCGGATGACGAAGAGGACGAAGGCGAAGAGGATTTCATTAGTATTGACGGGGAATCACCTCCCGATCAGGAAGAAGATGACGAAGATAAGAAGCCCGCACCAAAATGGGTTAAAGACCTTCGCAAACAAAACAGAGAACGAGCCGAAGAGAATCGAAAGCTAAAAGAGGAACTTGCAAAGCTAAAAGAAGGCGAGAAAGAACAGCCGCCAGAAGTTATGCCGGAGCGACCAAAAATTGCTGACTATGATTATGATGAGGATGCGTTTGATAAAGCTGTGGAGGAATGGCATGAACAAAAAATGTCCTTCGAAAGCAAGCGGAAAAAAGAGCAAGAGGCAAAGAGGCAAGCAGAAGAAGAACAGCTGAAGCGAGCCGAGTCTATTAGAACAAACTACGACAAGTCAAAAAATGATTTGCGTGTGCGTGATTATGACGTTGCAGAAGAGATCGTTTCTGAGAAATTATCGACAGATATCCAGAACGTTATTCTTTTAGCGGCAGACAATCCAGCAGCGGTAGTTTATGCTCTTGGTAAAAACTCTGGCAAACTGGAAGAGTTGGCTAAGGTAACAGACCCGTTACTATTTGCTAAGGAGCTTGGAAAGCTTGAAGGTAAACTAAAAGTTGAACGAAGAAAAGCACCACCAGCCCCAGAGAAAAAGATAAAAGGTTCTGCCAAAGGCAGTAGCGTTGATTCAACTCTCGATGCGTTACGCAAAGAGGCAGAGAAAACAGGCAATTACTCAAAAGTATTTGCATACAAACGAAATAACAAAGGATAATTAAATGGCAAACGCATTTAGTAAAGAAGAACGTGTTGCATTTGAACAAATGCTAGAGGGGTTTGATGATGCTCTTGTAATGTCAAAGAACGTCACCAAGTACAATACCAATATGCAGATGATGGAGCGATCAAATGATGTGCTATGGCGACCAATGCCGTATATCGCACAGACTTTCGATGGTTCGGATGCAACATCCAACTTCTATGATTCGACACAACTATCAGTACCAGCTACAATCGGTTATCAGAAACACTCTCCTGTGTCACTAACTGGTAAAGAGCTACGTGACATGCTACAAGAAGGTCGCCTTGGACAAGCAGCATCATTAAAACTTGCCTCTGATATTAACAGAGCAGTCTCAGACGTTGCATCGCTCCAGGGAACACTTGTTGTTAAGCGTACAGCAGCAGCTTCTGGTTTTGATGATATCGCTCAGGCTGATTCAATTATGAATGAACAAGGCATCATGCAGGGCAACCGTTACATCGGTCTATCTAGCCGTGATTACAACAGCATGGCAAATAATCTTGCAGGTCGTCAAACTCTTAACGGCAAGACTCTTACAGCGTATGAGAAAGCATACATGGGAGAGAACGCAGGTTTTGACACTTACAAGCTTGACTACGCATACCGTCTAGCAGCGGCAACAGGTACAACTGTATCAGTTAACGGTGCAAACCAATACCATACACCAGCGGCAACAAGCACAGCGGCAACAGGTGAGACAAGCAATGTTGACAATCGTTATCAGAACTTGGCTATTACTGTTACTTCTGGAACTGTTGCAGTAGGTGACTGTTTCACAATTGCAGGCGTTTACGCTGTTAACCATATCACTAAGCAGTCAACTGGACAACTAAAGACTTTCCGTGTTGTTGAGATCGTTTCTGGTGCTGGTGGAACTGGTACGGTTAAGATTTCTCCTGCTATAGTTTCAAATGGCGGGTCAACTGCTGCTGAAGCAATGTATCAAAATGTTGATGCAACTCCAGCTGATACTGCGGTTATCACATTCCTTAACACTGTAGCTGCTTCTGCAAACCCATTCTGGCACAAGGATTCAATCGAGCTGCTACCTGCTTCTCTTCCTATTCCTTCTGATGCTGGTGCGGCTATTATGAGAGCAACTCTTGACAATGGTATCGAAGTGGTCATGCAGAAACAGTTCGACATTAACACACAGCGCACTAAGTTCCGTTGGGATGTTCTATATGGTGTAGCCAACGTGAATCCAGAAATGAATGGTATTATGCTATTCAGCCAGACTTGATTAGTCTGGGGAGGTGAAACATGGGTAAAGTATATTCATACGGAACTGCCGAGGTTGATCTTGTCGCAACTGATAAGGTCTCAGTCTATAGTGAGAACTCTGATACTAAAATCTATCAGAAAACCACTTATCAAAGCCAGCCAGATAGCTGGACACTGCTAACTACGGTTAGCGCAGGTGTGGTATATACATCGAGCGCATTTTCAGTACCTACTACAATTAGGATTGAAGCTGGTGCAGATGGTGCGGTATATGGCACAGGTGCAAATGCAACAACAATTGGTGATTTTAAAGCAACTAGATCAACGATTGCAGATGCAGGAACGGTAACAGTAGCAGAGCATCAAGGGCTATGTCTTTATCAAGATGCATCTGTTGCAAGTGTTACAATGACAACGGCAACGGCTGCTGATTTAGCAACTGCTTTACCTAACATGCAGATTGGGGATGCTATTCCTCAGTATATGGCATCAAACCATGCAACTAACACATCTACTATCTCGGGCGGCACAGGTGTTACGCTTGTGGGTAGCGGTGCTGTTATCAACACAGGAGGTTCGTTCTTGCTTATCAAGACTGCCGCTGCAACATTCGATCTGGTAAGAGTCGGATAATTAGTAAGGGCGCATAGCCCTTACTTCTCGACAAAATTATCAAACAAACATTTTGTATTTTTATCAAATTCAATTGCTTTTGGAATAATACAACTACCGCATTTATCTCTATAATTTAAAGCTTCTTCCATTGTTATTGGCCTGAAATTGTTCCACTTGCAGTTTTCGCATGTTTTTTTAATCCTTTCAAATGAATGGGTAATGCGCCTTGCCCCAAGTTCTTCATAGTTATCATCATTCCATTCAACTGAATTATCTTCATAAAAATCACCTACAATTGCAAGCTCATCGCAGTTTCTATGGTAAAAAACAAATGCAGCAATTGATGTTATATTGTATAAGGCCATACCTTGTTTCGTTATATCAATATTCTCGTTGCAATCTTTGCATACCAGTCCGTAAATTGTTCCCATATCCTATCCTTTCCTAATTGATTTAAGATTGTAACATTGAAAAGATTTAAAAGTCAATATGCCATTTGATACAAAAAAAACAATGTGCTATCATTTTAGATATTTAATCGTTATTCGTAGCGGTTTTAGAAACAAGGGGTTAACATGTTGAAAAAAGGCTATAGTAAAAAGACTATCAGCAAAAACATCAAAACTGAGATCAAAGCTGGTAAGAAGCCAAAGCAGGCAGTGGCCATTGCTATGTCAACAGCAAAAGAAGCTGCTAAAAAAGCTGGGAAGCCTAGCAAAGCACCCAAGAAAGTGCAAGCAAAGAAAAAGACTCAGACTAAAACACGCAAAGGACAAAAATGAAACAAGCAACAATGCTATTTAAGGTTCCGGGGCCTCACGAAACTAACGGGAATGTAAAGTATGACTACACTATTGTTGATGCTGACGAAATCGAGAAGTACGAGAAAAAAGGATGGAGTCGAACTCTTATTGAAGCTAAAGATAAGAAAGCTAGAAAAGTAGCAGAAAAGGAGGAAGAGAAAAAACGTCCAGTAGGACGCCCGCC